AATTAAAGAAAAAAAAGTAGAAGAACCAGTTTCAAATGAAGTTGTATTAGCCTCTTCCGTAGACACCACAGGAGACGATACAGAACTCAATCACGATCATGTGGTCATAAAATGACCTTTAAACAACTCCTTGAAGGTAGGAACGTAGAAGGAGAGATTTACAGGTGTGATGTTAAAGAATTCTTTGGATGGGATTTAAGCACAAAGAAGATAGATGAAATCCATAAAGCATTAATGGAGATAAAATGGCAAAAATAACAGACATAGGCCGTTGGAGAACCGAGATCCAACTGGCTGAGAAGTTCCGTAAACAGGAATTTGGTGAATACAATAACAAACAACGCACTAAAGCAGGAGAGAATATAGATTACTTTGAGCAAGGATTCTCTCAAGTGTACACTTCAGCCAACACTGGAGGTGCGTCACACGATGAATATATCACCACCACCTTAAACCTGTTCCATGTCGTAGCCAAACTTATCGTCCCCTCTCTTTATTTCCAAAACCCCAAAGTCACCGTAAGACCCAAAAGAAAAGAAGATGAAGATGCTGCTCCCATAGCTAAAAGTATCATCAATTACTTCTATAAGGAAATAGGAGCTGATGAAGAGAACGAATTAACTGTATGGGATGGGTATTGTTTAAACAAAGGAGTCACTAAAGTAGGATATGCCACTAAATTCGGCATGGATATAAGTGATCCTTCTATCAAAAAGAAGAAACCAGTAGATAGACTACTGGAAGGATTGGGGTTAAAGAAAGAAAAGAAAGAAGAAGTCATCAAACCTGAAGTAAACCAGAAGATAATCGCAGAATCCCCCTACATTAAGTGGGTATCTCCCTTTAGGTTTCTTAAAGACTCCAGAGCAAGGACACTAGATGAGGCTTTCTGGTGCGCTGAGGAGTTTGACAAGACTGTGGACGAGCTCAAGAAGAACAAGAAGTACAAGAACACAGCAAGATTAGTAGGAAATCCCCCGGATACAGCTGATCAGTCAGGAGTTACGGGAGTTAAGATACCCGATACCCAACTAGAAGAGTTTTCTGTAGTTAAAGTCTACCAAATAGAGTATAGGAATGAAAACCAATACTATATGTTGGTTATCGCTAAAGATGGGGATGTATTTAAAGAACTCTACCATGAAGAAAGAATATATGAGATAGATGGATTCCAATACGATGAACTTGAACTCACCAAGCACGGACATCTCCAGTACAAACGAAGTGATCTAACCAAAATAAAGAATATCCAAGACCGTATTACTTCTTCTTTTGACGCTATATTAGACCAAGTAGACAGAGCCCTCTTTAAAGTAGCCTATGACTCAGGAGCCGTATCTCCTAAAGGAGTCAAGGCACTAGAAAGTGGGGATATAGGGGCTATAATCGAGTGTAATAAATCTCCAAGGGAAGCTATCCAAGAGATAGGATTAACACAGGTAAACTCCCAATTAGACGGCTTAATCAAGGAATTAACGAACGTTATCACAATAATGACCGGTATTACCCAAACAAAGCTTTTAGGGCTCTCTACGGGGCGTACAGCCACAGGAGAGAACATTGCACAGGGGGGTGAGAACATTAGACAGGCTGATATGGCTAAATCCGTCCAACAACTTGCTAATAGACAAGCCACTAAGTTATGGCAGGTCATTCTCCTATTATTGCTATGTTATTATTTATCTTTAACTTACCCCTGGCGTCTATCCAACAGCGAGAGTTATGTTTTTTTCATTCTCTTATGCGTTTAGATATTGCTTTGGCTAAGTAGTCATATGTTGGCTCAAAAAACTTATCAAATTTCGCCTTTTCGTTAAATTTGTTTCTAGCCACAAACAGAGTATCTCTTAGTTCTTCCTCGCTAGGTAAATAAGTGTTCATATCTTCTATTGCTTGGTTGTAGCCTACAAGTTCTTCTTTGGACCATCCAGAATCTTTGCCCCAGTCAATATTAATCTTTTTTGGTCTTTTCATTTTTCATCTAATTCTTCTGGTTTAATCTTTCCCACATATCCTTTAATTGGCTAGACAAACTGTCCCTGTTTTTAAGATGAATAACACGTGCTTTTATCTCCTCCCCGGAAACTACACTTGCTATTGCCCTATTATTTCCATCAATAATAAATCTTCTAGTTTCACCATTGTCAGTAATATATTCAGCAACAAGTATTGGGTCTTTTTGACCTTCCTTTAATATTTTCTTTACACTTTCTCTTCTAACACCTTGCGCTGTTTCAAATCCAGATGTTTTTATTCTATCAATTTCAGCTTTTCTAAAACCTACCTCACTTGGTGTAAATATCTTCTCTTCTCCGAAAATATGAGTAAGATTGCCTCTTCTTACAGCACTTTCAAATTCTTTAGCAGTAGAAAAACTATTTACTTCCTTCTCTACCTCTCCACCCTCTGTGAACACACCTTTTCTAAGTTGTTCTGCTATCTCTGGGTCTGCTATGCCTGGGTCTCCTTGGAGCCCTCCAAACTCTGGTGGTTTAAACGTAGGGTCTACAGGTGGAATAACTGGTGCTTTGAATGTTGGGTCTATAGGTGGCATTACTGGTGGAACAAATCCAGGTAACTGTGGAGGAATTGGATTAGGTATCTGGGTAGCCTGTGCATTTCCTACACCGAATATATTAATTATATCCATTATCTCTTGTGGGATAGAGGGTTGTTGAGGCTTTATGAGAGTTCTTAGAAGCATCTCTACTTCCTGGTTTACTGCCATATCTTGCATTTGTGGTGGTAGTGCCATTAGCTTAAACTACATTCATAAGTACGCCTTGCCCTTCTTGGGAGACGTTTCTGCATTCTGTTGTGTTTGTCTACCCACTCTTGTTCTAGCCATGCAGGGGTGTTTATGGGAGGTCCTGCTATTTCGGGCATTCCTCCCCTTTGTACTAAGTCCATCTGCCAACTAAAAGCGTCTAGTAAGTCGTTGGGTTCCGGGATGTGATCGTGAGTGGTTTGCATCATCTGATAGATTAAGTTACTGAACAATCCTTTAGAGGATTCTATGGATTTCTCAGGGAATAGAATATCTCCTCTTTCGTGTAGAGGTTGCATACTTTCTATTCTTAGTCTCTTTCCTTCGCCCTGTCTCCATCTTGTTTTAAACTCTTCAACACTGAAACTATGGAATAGGGAATTAGTCTCTCTTTCGTCTCTGAGTCTTTCTTCTAACTGTCTTTTAAGCATCCCTCTAAAGAAGGTGGTTTCTAGGCCGAACTTTCTTAGGTGGTACTTGCGGTTCATCTTGATGATCCATTCGATCATCTGAGAAGGAGACATGGAGGTTTGGTTCATTAATTCTATAACATAAAGTCTTAAGGAAGCGTCTGTACCTACGATGGTTCCTGCGGTTCCGTCATCCCCTTCACCGGCAGGATCTAGGGTTCCTGTTATATACATATTCTCATACAAGCCTTCTGCGTGGGGGTTGCTTGATTTCTTGAGTTCTCCATAGAACTGAAAGTCCTGTTCTTTGAATAGAGCGGCTTCGTTACTTACGGGTTCGTTCTGATAGAGACAACTGAATACATAGGAACCCTGTTCTTTCTTTTGTCTGTCTAGGAACTCTTCGGTTAAAGCGTTGGGTCCTGTATTGGCGAATATGAACTTATCTCCTACTACGGCTTTTCTTATAAAGACTCCAAAGAGGTCTCTTTCTTTATTGTCTTCCAAGATTCTCCCGTAAGCGTCATTGAAGTGCCAACGAGTTCCAGTAACGATGATATCTCCTCCCGGCTTAAGGAGAGAGAGGGATTTCTTATAACACTCATGAACTTTATCCATTTGTGCTTTGGTAGTAACATTAATATCTGACACAATATCATCGAAGTAGATTTTGTCATAGTGCATTCCTACTTTAGAGGTTTCTATTCCTCCAGTGTCTACTGAAGGTTCTACATGGGCTTGGTTTCTAATTGAAAATATAGCTTGAGATTCATTCCATTTCTCTTTGTGGGGGTTTACTTCCCATCCTGGATAGAACTCCCTGAATCTTGAACCTCCGGCTTTCCCTTCTACGTGGTTCTTTATCCCCTGTAGGAAACTTTGTGCTTTCCCAGCTGCATCTGAATAGATTAGAACTCTTATATTCGGATTCCTGATGGCATCCCATAGAGAACCTCCTTGAGTTATGATACAGGATTTAAAAGTATACCGGGGCATCATTATCAATTTGAATTTCTTTGGGTTATACTGAAGGAACTTGGCTAGTTCAAAGTGCTCATCGTTCATGTCAGTATAACCTAATATCTGCTCTAGGAAGAAGTGATAGTCACACCTTGCCTTAAGGTAGACATCGGCTAACTCTCCATCTGACATTTGTATTCTAGGTTTTAGGAGCTCATGCTTAAGCATTTAGTTAGAGTGTATTTCGTATAACATTTTCTGTGTATATGATAGCCGCCGGTTGGGTAGTCTCCTACAAATTGGTTCCATGCTGTCTGTTTGGGAACGTAGTAAACATCTCTTGTGACTTTTTCTTTTATTTTTTCTTCGCATTCAGGACAGTTCATTTTAACCCCAGGGCTCTTAGTTTTTTATTCATCTCATCTAATTGTTTTAGTTCTTTCTTTGTCCTTGGAAGTCTATCTCTTTTCTTTACATCGAATCCTTGTTTTTCAAGTATTTTTATAGCCTCATCTCTGACATCTTTACCCATCTAAACCATCCATCCATATAAGCATCTTATTGTCAAAATATAAAGGTCTTAGGGGTTCTTCAGCTTCAATAGGAGCATTCCATATCATGTGTTCTCTTTCAAAATCCTGATGTTGCTCTTTGGTACAAACTATATATTCCATTAGAAGATCTCTTTTCTGGTATCTTTCTGGTCTCCGATAACTCTCCAGTTGTGATCGACTATCTTCATGGTAGAGGCGGCTAGTTTATCTGAACTCATGTTCTTAAGGCCTTTTTCTATCTTCTTGTGTATTTGTTTCATTTGTTTATTCATATTACTCCTATTGGACTATGGCGAAGAACTCCACAATATCTCCTGTGGTGTCTCCGTCAAACCATATATCTGCAAGATTGTCTGTTCTGATCTCTATGGTAACACCTGTCATAACGCTGAAACCCGTTGTAGCGGATACTCCCTCAGGACCTATGAATATGGGACCTTGGTTATCATCATGTCCCCTTAAGAAAACAGAGTGTATAGAAGTGGAACTCGCCAAGACTTCATCTGTTCCTGCGGCTGCCAGGGTGTTTGTACCGGCACTCACAGAACTCCCTGTAGAGGAGATGAGACTTCCATTAGCCCCTAAGTCCAGGACTGTAGAATCATTGTCTGATATTCTTCTGTCGGGGGCAGCTCCTATACTGAAAAACCCCATAATTAATATTAATGTTAGTAATCTCGCCGGGTACTCCTTTGCGGGAGAATACTTCGGGCTGGTTACGGCCTTATTCTACGGTGCTGCCCTCAACTCTACGATCTCATCCGTCCCTTTTCTACTCCTCGTACTCACCTCACCATGGGGATGGGTGAGTATCGTTCCTCTACTAGCTTTCCTAAGAGGAAAGAGATGGACAACGGGATTAAGAAAAAGAAGAGAAGCTCATTCTAAGGGAGGAATTGAAGTAGGTA